CGTATTCGCCACTCTCCGCCATCACACTGGATGGCGTGCGGCCACGAGTAACCGCGAGGGTCTTGAGCGGGCAATAGGTATAGATGCTTCGCACCGCTCAGGTAGGCACCGCTCAGGTCAGCATTGCTCAGGTCGGCATTGCTCAGGTAGGCACTGCTTAGGTTGGCACCGCTCAGGTCGGCGAAGCGCAGGTAGGCACTGCTTAGGTTGGCACCGCTCAGGTCAGCATTGCTCAGGTCGGCATTGCTCAGGTAGGCATTGCTCAGGTAGGCATAGCTTAGGCCGGCGAAGCGCAGGTAGGCACTGCTTAGGTTGGCACCGCTCAGGTAGGCGAAGCGCAGGTCGGCACCGCTCAGGTCGGCATTGCTCAGGTAGGCATAGCTTAGGTTGGCATAGCTTAGGTTGGCATAGCGCAGGTTGGCATTGCTCAGGTCGGCACCGCTTAGGTTGGCACCGCTCAGGTCGGCACGTTCGCCACCCTCTTCTTCGGCCAGCCACAGCTTGTGCTTTTGCAAGATTTCGGTGACTTGCTCTAGTGAATATTTTTTCATGGTCGTGCTCCCTTGAGGTTTTGTTGGGAGGGGCCCTTCCCCTCCCAACAAAACCAGTATCTCATAGCTCGTGTGTCCTTGCAAGGATTATTTGCAATTATTCCACGCCGGGCTGTCTCGTTCTGATATACGTTACCCTTGGTAGTGCTCCCTTGCGGGCGGGATTACACCCGCTCCGCGTCAACGATTTCGACAGAGTGTGCGGCGAGGAAGTCTGAGTTGCACTTCCAGTTCCATCGCTTGACCTGATCGCGCAGCCCGGCCGGGGTCTTGGCGGGGTCAACGCCGCGTGCGATCAGCTCCCTGCGGTACTGTTTGGCCTGCAGGACGGTGGAGGGGAACGCCCAGATGCGGTGCGGGGCCATCGCGCTGATCGTGGCACTGGCCGTTTTCTCGGCGGCGGCGCGGTCCCTGCTGTGCCCGCAGGCTGCGATCTCGCCCGTGGCCTTCTCGATGAGGGCCCATCCCGCGGTGACGTCGCGCTTGCCCTTGTATTGGTCGGTGAATCCGTTGCTGAAAGTGGTCTTGATCATGGTCGTGCTCCCTTGAGGTTTTGTTGGGAGGGGCCCTTCCCCTCCCAACAAAACCAGTATCTCATAGCTCGTGTGTCCTTGCAAGGATTATTTGCAATTATTCCACGCCGGGCTTGATCGTGTCCCGGAACGTGTTCCGCGGGGGCATCGGCTCCAGCTTGTTCAGCTGCGCCTCGAACGCGGTGGCGAAGGCGCCGCGGCGTTCGTGATCGGGCAGGGCGGCGGTCAGCGCGTGCTTCGCGGCCACCACTCCCGCACGCTCCTCCGGGGTCGCGCAGCCGTGGATCGTCTCGGCCATCAGGGTGCCCATTCGGCGGGCGGTGGTGCGGCTCATGTGCAGGGGGTAGTTCATGGGGGGCTCTCCTCGTGTGCGGGGTGGGGGCGCTTACGCGACTCGCGTGATCGTGTGCGCGTTGTTGAATTCCTTGCTGTCGCCAAAATCATACGTCTGCTTAATCTTGTCTCCGGTGTGGCAGCCAAGAGCCCACTTGGCGCCCCGCAGCAGGCGAAATTCGCCCAGCACTACCGGCTCGCCGTGCGCGTTCAGGGTCACTACCCACTTTACCTTCGCCATGATGTCGGTCTCCTCTGCGGTCGGGGGCCCATCCCCCGACGACAGAATCATCATCTCACAGATATCGTATGGTTGCAATACTTATTTTGCATTTATTTTCACCCGGGCATAAAAAAGCCCCCGTTGCGCAAGGCTGGTGGGGGCTCAGGGCCAGCTGGGCTGCACCGCGGCGTACGAGGGGGAGCACACGCCGCGGCTTCGCTTGCTTTGCTAGTGTATCAGAAGAAGATCACGAGCGTGCACGTCGGCGGCGACGTCCAGCTGCCGGTGCCTCTTCCTGCGCCGGTGCCTTCACCGGATCCTGCGCCGGTGCCTTCACCGGATCCTGCGCCGGTGCCTTCACCGGATCCTGCGCCGGTGCCTCGTCGGACCCGTCGTCGGCGTCGCTGCTGGCGTCCTGCTCTTCCTCGTCGGGCACCTCCTCCTGCTTGGCCGGCTTGCGCTGGCGCTTCTGCTTCACCGGATCCTCGGCGGGCTTGTCCTGCGCGACGCGCTTGGTTCCGCCCTCCGCGTTGCCCTCCTCGTCGTACCACTCGACCACGGTCAGGACCGGCTCGAACACCTCACCGTACTCGGCGTGCTCGTAGCTGTTGCTGTCCAGCCGCACGTGCGGCCACAGGAACGGGCTGCGCTCCGCGGCCCGGGTGAACAGCTCGCCCAGTACCTTGTCGACCGCCTTGCGGCCGCCGAAGCTATTGGTCTCGAAGACGAACCGCGAGCCGTCCGCGAAGGTGCCCTCAAGCGCGCGGCCTTCGTTCGCCTCGTCGGTCTGGTCCCGCCCGCGGCTGTCCTTGTAGTGGATCGGGTCCTGCGGCGTGGGCAGGGGCTTGTTGATCGGGGCCATGCGCCGGTTTACCTTCTTGGCGTGCCACTGGATGTACCCGTGCTGCAGCGACTCCAGATCCAGCGAGAACACGTCCTCGGTGACCGGCTCGCCGGACGCGCCGAAGAGCCACTCCCCGGTGCGCTTGGCGTCGAATTTCAGGAACGGCGTGCCGCCGGCCTGAGTGGGGCTGACCTGATTGTCGGCCAGCTGTTCCTGCAGCATCGCGGTGATGCCGGTGCTCGGTAAGTTGCTACCCATGATATTTCTCCTGATAACGCTAATGATATAGGGGTGGCCGACTCTACCCGGCGGCCTTCGGGTTCTTGCTCATGATGTCTTCGAGAGCTTGGGGCACCCCGTCGCCCTTGATGACGTGTTTCGCCTCGCGCTTGTCCGACCCGGGGGCCAGCGTCAGCCCGGACGACTCCTGCGAGATCATGTCCAGCACCTTCTTCGGCAGCTCCTTGTCCTGCTTCTTGAGCGCAGTCTCGAGCTGGGGCGGGGTCTTCAGTTTCTCGTCGATGTACAGGTCCTTTTTGATCGAGCGCATCGATGACAGCGTCTTCAACGCCACGGCCGGATCGGCCCAGTGCCTCACCGCGCGCTTCTCGACCAGCTTCCATTCACCCACCGGGCGCCCGTTGTTCAGCTCGTCGAACACCGCCTCCTCGACGTTCTTGATCTGGTCCTTCATCTGCTGCACCAGCTCCACGGCCCGCTCCAGCTCCTTGCTGACGCTGACGTCGTAGCTGACGAACCCGACCACCTGCTGGCGCCGTGCGGGGCACGTCGGCGCGGCGGGGCAATACTTGCACCAGTCGCCCGGCACGCCCTGCTTCTCGCCGGCATCGGCCGCCTCGACCGCGTCCAGCACCTTGTCGTACAGCTCGTCGAGCTGGTTCTCCTCGGCCGGGAACATCTCGGCCTTCTGCCCGTACACGTCGGGCTGCACCACCGCGGCCATGACTTTCTTGCCCCTGAGCAGCTCGGCGGTGCTGGGGTCCTCCTGCGCGCACAGCGAGTAGAAGAACATCTGCGTGGGATCCTCGACCGGGTGCCGACCGAATTTGTAGTCGAGCACGATGGCAACGTCGGCGCCGATGGCGATCATGTCGGCGCTGCCGCCGATGTCTTCATTGTCGCTCAGCTGCACCATGCGTTCCAGCACCAGCTCATCGATTTCATACTTCTCGAGCACCGCCTCGGTGGCCCGCCACGCGAACAGCAGCGCCTGCTGGTCGTCCGGTGACAGGCTGCCGTAGGTGCGGATCTCACCGTGCGCGTCCGGGGCCTCCAGCTCCTTGAGGAAACCGAATTCGCTCCCGTGCAGGTACTGCGCCTCCATGAAATTGTGCAGCGTCGTGCCCCGGTCGGCGGCGGGCCCGGCCGGGCGCTTGGGTATGCCCTCGGACAGGTTCAGCCACGCCGGGCAGTTGATGGTGCGAACGATGGTCGATCCACCGATTTTCTTGTGCTCTTCTGGCATGGTCGTGCTCCCTATGCGTTGATGTAGTCAGCTAGTTTGTCGTGCACCTTCAGCGTCTTTTCCGTGAGCTGAAAGAGGTACTCGTCTTCCACCAGCTGGCGCAGCAGCTCGCTGCGGTTACGCATTCCGTGCACCTCAACGAGGGCGTCCATCATCACCTCGTGCGGTGTGTAGCACGAGAACGCCTGATTCTTGGCCTTGTCCTCGCGGGTCAATCGTAGTTTCATGGTCGGCCCTCCTGTGGTCGAGCGGCTATGAAATCATGACGGAAAGTAAATTGCAACAGAAAATTGTAGATATCTTTGCATGGCATGATGTACTCTGTGACAAGCTCGAGAGCCGAAGCCGCAGAGGGTGGCCGGATCTCGTAGCGATAAAGCACGGGCGGTCGATCTACATCGAGGTCAAGCACCCCAACGGTAAGGGGGTGCTGAGTGAGGACCAGATCGACGTGATCGGGCACATCATCAGGCAGGGAGGTATTGTGTATGTCATCGACAGTCTCGAATGGGCAGGGGCTATCATCTGGGAACTTGACGGGGGAGCAGCAAGGAGCGATCACACGTCTGGTCGAATACGACGAGACTTTGTTGGTCGCGCCTGTTGGGTTCGGTAAAGCCATCATCGGGCTCACCGCGCTGCAGGAGCTGCTGCAGGAGGGCGTCATCACCCGCGCGCTGGTGCTGGCCCCGCTCAAGGTCGCCACGCTGACGTGGGGCACCGAGCCCGAGAAGTGGGATTTCCTCGACCCGGGCATGGTCGCGCTGGCGGTCGGTGACGCCGACGAGCGCGCGGCAGTGCACGCCAACACCGCGCCGGTAGTGGTGGCCAACTTGGACAACATCGCCGACCTGAAGGATCTGCGGGGAAAGTACGACGCCATCCTGATCGACGAATCCACCAAGCTCAAAACGGTCGGCGGCGAGTGGGCGAAGGTGCTGCGGTACTTCGTCCGGGACACCGTGTGGCGGTGCTGCATGACCGCGACACCGGTGGCCGAGAGCGCCGAGGATATCTACGGGCAGGCCATTCTCACGGATCTGGGCAAGACACTGGGCACGCGCAAGGAGGCGTTCCGGCGCCGGTACATGACCCCGGCCGATTTCAAGGGGTACCGGTGGAACCTGATGCCGGGCATGGAGTTCGAGCTGGCCGAGCAGCTGCGCGAGCTGGTGTATATCCCCGAGACCGCAGCGTACGAGGCCGGGCTGCCCGAGCTGGTCTCGCGCGAGGTGGTGGTGCCCATGACCGCGGAGCAGCGGGCCCTGTACACGGGCATTGATCGCGGCGGCCGGTGCACCACCCGTGACGGGGTGAAGGTCATCGCCGGGTCCAGCGGTCAGCGGGCCCTGCGCAAGCACCAGATCGCCGCGGGCGTGCTCTACGGAGAGGAGGGCAAGGTCGCGTGGTCAGACACCGCGAAGGTCGATCGGGCCGAGCGCATGGCCCGGGCGTCTGATGAGCCCATGATTCTGGTGTACCAGTACCGGGCCGAGCTGGCGGCGCTCAGGGAGCGTTTCCCGGACGCGCCGGTGCTCGGCGGCGGCGGGAGCAAGGGCAACGCCAGCGCCGCTGAGATCGCCGCGTGGAACCGCAAGGAGCACCCGGTGCTGCTGCTGCACCCGCAGTCGGCGTCGCACGGGATCAACCTGCAGTACGGGGGCAACCAGCTGCTGCTGCTGTCGCCGGTGTTCGGTGCCGACCCGTGGGGTCAGGTGGCCGGGCGTGTCCGGCGCCGGGGGCAGCCGGCTGATACAGTGGAGCGCACGGTGCTGTGCGCAGAGGATTCGACGGACGGTGCCGTGCTGGTCCGTCAGGACGAGAAGGCGGACGAGGAGGAGCGGCTGATGGCGGCGCTACGGATGCAGCGCCAATAGGGCACAAAAAAGGCCGCCCTAACCGGGCGGCCATCACTTACTACAAGGATTACAACCATGCCGTCAGACAAGGCTACCCAACCCGCTGACCCGATAGAGGTTAGCACAAAACTATTCATCGGCACAATTTTTCCCCCCACCGAACGGGACCCCGGCGAGCGCGTCTGCCTGACGTTACCCGGGGGCGACGACACGTGGGCGAATTTCCCGTGCAGCGACCGGTGGATCACCCGGGTGCAGCGGGGCGACAAGCCATGGTACGTGGGCGTGTCGACGTTCCAGCCACCGAATGCCGAGGGCTGGTTCCCCCGGGACCGGGAGCACGCCGTCGCTGCGTGGGTGATCATGTGCGACGACGTGGGCACCAAGTGCGCCGAGCCCCCGGTGCGCCCGACCGCGATAGTGGCGACCAGCAAGGGCAACACCCAGTGGGACTACGCGCTGAACCCGTTCCCGCTGGATACGCCCGAGGCGGTGGCGTACTACGAGGGGTGCCAGAAGGCGCTTGCGGATGCCGGTTACTCTGACCCCGGCGCGCGCGGTGTTTACCGTGTGATGCGCCTGCCGGGGTCACTGCACCGCACCGGGTACGTGGCCCACGTGACCGAGTGGAACCCGGAGCGGGTGTGGGACCTACCGGATCTCATGGCCGAGCTGGGTCTGGAGCCGGCGAAGCTGCGGGTGCAAAAGACGAAGACCGGTGCCGGCGAGGGTGTGCCGATTGATCAGGTCAACGACCCGGTACTGGACTGGCTCAGTGAGAGCAAGGTCACCACCGGTGTGGTCGGGCCGAAGTTTGTCGAGGTGCTGTGCCCATGGCGCGAGGAGCACACGACCGGCGACGGCACCGCAGGGTACACGCCGAGGGGGTACGGCCCCGCGCAGTTTGATCACGCGTTCTCCTGCCTGCACGAGCACTGCACCGGGCGGGGCAAGAAGGAGTTCCTGCAGTGGGTGGCCGAGCAGGGCGGCCCGAGCGGGCGCGACCCGGAGCCCGAGCGGGAGCAGCTGACCCGTGAGCTGCTCCCGGACTGCGACTGGGGTGACAAGGGCCCGAGCAAGGCCCAGCTGCCCACGGTGACGAATTTCGAGGCGGTGGCTGATTCCATGAACATCGAGGTGTCGTTCAATGCGGCGGCCGGGTTGGAGGTGTTCCCGGACGGGCGGGGGTTCGAGCAGCACCTGCTCGAGTACGTGAGCGAGCTGTCCCGGCTGGGCATTGCGCACGACGCCCGGGCCCGGGCCTTCCTCGAGCAGCGCGCGCGGCAGAACCCGTTCTCCCCTTTCGAGGAGTGGCTGAAGGCGCTGCCCGAGTGGGACGGCGAGGATCATTTGCGGCAGCTGCAGGAGACCGTCACGACGCCCACGGGCATGTGGCCGGTGTACCTGCGCAAGTGGCTGGCGCAGGCGGTGTACGCCGCCAGAGCGTGGCGCAGGGAGCCCATGTCGCTGCCGCACGTGCTGGTGCTCGCGGGCGCGCAGGGCGTGGGCAAGTCGCACTGGTTCTCGCAGCTGGTGCCGTCGCAGTTTTTCGCCGGCGAGGCCGAGCTGCACCTGAACAGCTCCCAGTCGAAGGATCAGCAGCTGCAGGTGCTGCGCAAGACCATCGTAGAGCTGGGCGAGATCGACACCACGTTCCGCAAGAGCGAGATCGGGGCGCTGAAGGCTTTCCTGTCCCGGCCCGAGGATGAGCTGCGCCGGGCGTACGCGCGACGTGCGGACGCGGTGCCCCGGTCCACGATCTTCTGCGGCACCGTCAACGACCAGCAGTTTTTGCACGACAGCACGGGCAACCGCCGGTTCTGGCCGGTCGAGGTGGCGCGCATTCACTGGGACGCCGAGGTGGACATGGTGCAGGTGTGGGCTCAGGTAGTGGCGCAGGTGGACCGCGGGGGGTTGGCCCCGACGCTGACTGCCGAGGAGTCGGTGCAGCAGCGGGAGGAGGCAGAGCACTTCCGGCAGCTGTCCGTGGTCGAGGTGGCGTTCCACAAGTACTTCGACGACGACTGGGTGGAAGCGCACACCGAGCAGGATTTGCTGCCGGTGCAGGCCGACGAGCTGTTGCAGGTGATGGATCTCACGCCCAGCGAGCGCCGGTTCCCTCCGCACCGGGGTGACGCATCGCGGCTGCTGACGCAGATGTTCGGCAACAGCCGCACGGTACGGACAAAGCGCCGGTGCTGGATGGTGCCGGTCAAGACGCCGGATCGGGCGCACGTGGACCTGCCGAAAAGCTGGCTCTCGGAGACCGAGTGATGGCCGAAAACCATACCGCAAGGCCATGCGGTATGCATGCGGTATGGGGGGTCCATGCGGTATGGTTTTTTGTTGCTATAGATTTCTATAGCTTTGCGGATGCCCAGCGGAGGACGAATCGTACCTCGATACCTCGACCATACCGCATGGAAACCGGCTCCATGCGGTATGGTCTCAGCCCAGTGCTGGCGCGGGCTGGGGTCTTTTCATACCTCGATACCGCATGGATTACTAATAAACCTATAGGAATCTATAAAGGTACAATATATTGCAATAATCGAATAATCATAGGTATATAGGGATTCCATGCGGTCTTGCGGTATGGCAGCGAATTTGTAGTGCGCCGAAGGGCGCGATTTTGCGCGGTATCACCGGGTCGGATGTGGTGTATACTTTCACAAGTTTTTGCAAGGAGTTTGGCAATGGATGAGGTCAAGGTGGTGCGGCGGCGGCGGCAGGATGCGGTGGAAGCAGCGCCAGCGCCGAAGCAGAAACGGCGAGGAGCCATAGCGGGCAAGACGGCGTTGCTGTCGGAGGAGAATATGGCCGAGCACCGACGTGTCAGTCGCATGCAACCACGGCCAGTCGGTCGGCCAACGCTGTATGGTCCGGTGGCGCTGCAGCGCGCGCGTGAGTATTTGCAAGATCCTCTGGTGGACGAGGACGGCAACTTCGGGTGGGAGGTTGTGCATACGCTCGAGGGTCTGGCGCATCGGCTGGGTATCACGACGACGACGGTTCAGGCTTGGGCAAGCCAGCCCGAGAAGCCTGAGTTTTCTGTTTTAGTAGACCAGATCCGGGAGTTGCAGCGGAGAGAATTGCTCAATAATTCGCTCAGAGGGGGATTTAATCCCGCTATTGCAAAACTGATGCTGGCGAAGCATGGGTACATAGATCGCACCGAAACCGACATGACATCGTCCGATGGCAGCATGACGCCTGCAGTGGTCGAGCGTGTCATCGTGCGCCCTGATGCCGAGAAGTAACACGCACGCGCTGAAGATCCCGACCGCGGAGGTGTTCGCTCCGCTGCTGGAACCAGCGCGATACAAATCTGCGTTCGGCGGCCGGGGTAGCGGCAAGTCGCATTTTTTCGGTGGGCTCGCACCCGATGACGCGCTCCGGTTCCCGGGTGAGAACGCCGGTGCCGGCATGCGCATGGTGTGCATACGTGAGGTGCAGAAGTCCCTGCGTGAATCGGCCAAGCGCCTGATCGAGGATAAGCTCGAGCAGTACGGGCTCGGCGAGCGACAGGGGTTCAAGGTGTACCGCGAGGTGATCGCGCTGCCGGGCGATGGCTTGATCACCTTCACCGGCATGCAGGACCACACAGCGGACAGCGTAAAATCGCTCGAGGGGTACGACCGTGCGTGGGTCGAGGAGGCTCAGTCGATGACCTCGCGCTCCCTGAGCCTGCTGCGGCCTACGATCAGGGCGCCGGGCTCCGAGCTGTGGTTCAGCTGGAACCCGAGCCGGCCGACCGATCCGGTGGACATGATGCTGCGGGGCGACAAGACTCCGACCGGTGCGGTCACGGTGCGCGCGAACTGGGACGACAACCCGTGGTTCCCTCACGTGCTCGAGCAGGAGCGGCTTGACTGCCTTGGGCAGATGCCTGAGAGGTACGGGCACATCTGGGAGGGCGAATACTTCACCGTGCAGGAGGGCGCGTATTTCGCCGAGCAGATGGCGCGGGCGCAGCTCGAGAAGCGCATCGGGTTCTTCGCACGAGATCCGCTGCTGCCGGTCATGGCGTTCTGGGACATCGGCGGCACCAGCCGCAAGTCCGACGCCACGGCGATCTGGGTGGTGCAGTTCATTGGCGATGAGGTGCGGGTGCTGAATTACTACGAGGCCATCGGCCAGCCGTTCGACGCGCACGCGAACTGGCTGCGCGCCAACGGGTACGAGAACTGCCAGTGCATCCTGCCCCACGACGGCAAGAAGCATGACATGGTGCAGCGCGTGACACCGGAGGGGTACCTGCGCGAGGCCGGGTTCTCGGTGCTGTCGGAGAACAATCAGGGCGCCGGGGCTGCGATGATGCGGGTGGAAGCAGCGCGCAACATGTTCCCCTCGGTGCGGTTCAACGCGGACACGACAGCGGGTGGGCGTGAGGCGCTCGGCTGGTACCACGAGAAAATCGATCCCAAGAGGGGCATCGGGCTGGGCCCCGATCACGACTGGTCTTCGCATGCTGCGGATGCGTTCGGGCTGATCGCGGTCTTCCGCAAGCGCCGCTCGATCAGCAAACACCGAACATCAGGCCCGATCAAGCGCAATTTGAAAGGTCTGGTTTAGCGCGTATACTCTGAGCATCACGCACGCGCAAGGGGTGGCCAGTGGCCCTGATCAAGGCAATACTCAAGGCAGCCGAGAACGTCGATCCAGATGATCTGGCTCGCGTGTTGGGGCTCGCCGACGAGGCGCCGGCCAAGGTACCGGCACCACCGCCAGCACCACGCCGATCGGCGCGAGCGCAGACAGGCGGGCGCAGCACCATCCGCGGTGCCGAGCGCAAGCTATACCCCGGAATCTATCAGGACCCGCGCGCGCTGCTCGAGCAGGCCAGCGCACGGGTAGCGTCACCCGACGATGCACTGACCCGGCTGTTCGGCGTGACCCGTGAGGATCTGTCAGCCATTGGCAAGAGCCGCAAGGGCAATCAGGAGCCGTTCCTGCCCGGCGCAGCGAAGAAGCCCAAGGGCACTAAGCACGCGGGCAAGGTCACCAAACCAGCCAACACCCAGCGCCTGCTCGATGCGCTCGAGAACGCACGGGGCACGCCGCTCGAGGAGGGCATGTCCGGGTGGTACGTGATGGACCCGGCGTATCAGCGGCTGGCTGAGCTGGTCGGGCCCGAGGAGGCAGCACGCCGGTACACCCAGTTCAACACTGCCACCGGGATCAGTTCGGCCAACGCCGACGTGGTCACCGAGCTGGCACGGGGCACCGGTGCGCTGAAGTACTTCAACGAGGGCCGGTACGACGACTTCGTCAAGTACGGCGGCGGGGAGAATACGCCCGGACGGCCTGCGGACATGGCGGGCATCCCCGGGCACATGGGGCACAAGACATCACACGGCGTGCCCATGACCAAGTTCTTCGAGACCGGCGACGCCGGCATGAAGTCGCCGAAGGTGCCGCTGTACATCCAAGCCGCTGGCGTGCCCGAGACCGGGTTCCAGACGGCGATGCCGGTGGGCGATGCGCACTTCTCCCGGGCCATCGGGCTGCCTGATGTGCGCCCTGCGCGGTACAACAAGGACGGGGACCTCGACGTGTCGGCCAGCTGGTCCACGCCCGAGGCGCAGGAGCTGACCCCGTGGTGGCGCGACGAGGTGGCGGGGAAGGTAGATCTGGAATCCGTGCCCGCTCAGGCGCTGGCGTGGGGGCTGTTCTCTCCGCAGACGGGCGTACAATCGTCCATCGCATCGCCCAAACTCGAGATCCTTGCCGGGCAGATCATGAAGACCGCCAAGCGGCTGGGCATCTCACCTGAAGCGGCCCGCGACCGGGTGCTTATGGGCAAGGAATACGCCGGTGCAGCAGCGGGTGCTGGTGTGCTGGGCGCAGCCGGGCTGCAATCCGAAGAAGCCGAGGCGGGGGCACCGAGTGCCTTGCTGCGCCAGCTCAACGAGATGATCGCGCGCGGCGGCGCGGAGATCGGTGGCCGGTCGCTGCTCGGTGCGCCCAACACGCCCAACATCCCGGGCGCCGGGCCGATGCGTGTCGGGCAGAACCCCGAGGCGGTGCGCGCGGCTGAAGACTACGCGCGGCGGCAGGGCATCGAGTACACGCCGCTGGAGAACTACGTGCAGGTGGACCCGGAGCGGGGCAGCCGCATCGCCCGGGCCTACGAGCGCATGCCCCACAGCCCAGAGGACCCGCGCACGGCTGCTGCGTACAAGGCGCTCGCCGACGAGACCCTCGACCAGTACGACAACATGCTCTCCGCGGGCATCGAGCCGTACTTCATCCGGGGCGACGATCCGTACGCTGCCAGCCCGTACCTGTCCCTGCTGGATCTGGCCGAGAACAAGCGGCTGGGTGTGTTCCCCACCGACGCGGGCTTTGGCACCGACGAGGCGTTCGACGTCTCAGGCAACCCGCTGCTGGCCGAGTCTCCGCTGTCCCTCGGCGGTGCGCCCGCCCGGGTCAACGACATATTCAGGGCGGTGCATGACTTCTACGGGCACGCCAAGCCGGGCGTCGGATTCCGGGCCAAAGGAGAGGAGAACGCTTACCAGAGCCATGCCGGCATGTACTCACCACAGGCGCGGCCAGCTGCAGCGACCGAGACCCGGGGCCAGAACAGCTGGCTGAACTTCGGCCCGTACGGCAAGACCAACCGCACCGCGGGCATCGATGACACGGTGTTCGCGGACCAGAAAACCGGGCTGCTGCCCAACTGGGCAGTCAACGAGGGGCTGGAGACGGTGCCCCGCCCGCCGGTGTCCCCGGATCTGCTGCCCGCAGTCGATGAGCGCGGCATGATCGAGCTGACGCACTACGGGCGCAAGCCGCTGGACGTTATCGATCCTAACCAGTACGGCAGCGGGCTGTCGGGGCGCACCATCGCCGAGCGCAACCGCCGGCACGCCCCGGATTTCGTCGACCGCTCGTACTACGGCATCCAGAAAGGCGTGGACCGACCCTACCGGCAGGAAGGCGGGCTCGGCAACGAGGCGCACACCGCGTCGCTGTCCGCGGACCTGCTGTACGACGCCAAGGGCGACCCCAGCGGGGTGTGGAAAGGCGCGGGCGGCGGTACCTCGGGCGAGAAGGCGGTGCGCGATGCCGGGTTCTCCGGGTACTGGGCTGATGATCCGAAGCTGGGCAAGGTGGCGGTGGTGTTTGACCCGCTGGAGGCGCGCAGGCTGAAGGAGAGCGGCTTCGCCGACCCCATCATGCTGGCAGGCGCTGCCGCAGCAGGTGCCGGCGCCACGGCGGCTCAGGATCCCTCGCTGCTGGACACGGCGAACCAGTACTCCGGGTACGTGCTCGATGCACTGGAGACCCCGCTTAACGCGCTAGAGATGCCCCAGCGTGGGCTGCTCGGGCTCATGGAGCTGGGCGGCAGCATGGCGTCCGGTGCAGGCTTCGATGAATCACTGAACCGCGCAGCCAACACCGCCCGCCGCCCGGTTGACGAGACCGCGTACGAGCTGGGTGGCCGGATCACGGACGAGACCGGATCACCCGAGGCGGGGCTGCTGGCGTACCTCGCCGCACTCGCCGCTGCCCCCTTCTGAGGACATGACATGGCAGACCTGACCGCACCGATCACTGACTACGATTCGCTGAAGCTGGCGATCGCCGGGTTCCTGAACCGGGACGATCTCACGTCCAGCATTCCGGCGTTCATCTCGCTCGCCGAGGCCCAGATCTCCCGCCGGGACATCCGGCACTGGCGCATGCAGAACCGCGCCGAGACATCGTCGGACAGCCGATACATCGACGTGCCGCCCACGTGGATCGAGACCATGCGGCTGGTGGCGCAGGGTGACCCCGACCGGCCGCTCGAGTTCGTCGGACGGTGGGACATGGCCGACATGCGCCGGCGCATGGGCGAGGCACCAGCGCCGCCGATGTACTACAGCCACATCGAGGGCACGTTCGAGGTGTTCCCGGTGCCGGGCGAATCGGTTACGTACGAGCTGCAGTACCTGCAGGAGATCCCGAAACTGTCGGATGCCAACACCAGCAACTGGCTGCTGGACGAGGCGCCTGACGTGTACTTGTACGGCGCGCTGATCCATACTGCGCCCTACCTGCAGGATGACCAGCGCACGCAAACGTGGGCGTCGCTGTACAGCGCAGGCGTGGCCGCGGTGAACCGCACCAGCAAGCGGGCTATGGCATCGGGCTCCGGGAAGCGCAAGAAGATCCGGGGGCTGCGGTGACGTGGACCGACACTGCCGATGCCAGCGAGAGCTGGGACGGGCTGTGGATTCTGCGCCGGGGCTTCTGGATGGACACCGGGTACTGGGACGACGACGCCCTGTGGCAGGACGGACCGGACTCGACGTGGTCCGATTTCGATGATCCCAGCGAGAGCTGGGTGGATGTGTGAGGTAGCGTATGGCGGTCATTAGCAACGGGGAAGTCGGCGCGTCGGTCCGGGCCAAGCTCAACACCGCGCTGGGCGAGGCAGCGGCCGCATTCTCGTGGGGCGACCATGCTCTGGCCGGGTATGTCGTCAGTGCAAACCTGAACATCAGCAACTGGGACGAGGCTCACGGCTGGGGCGACCACGGCTCCGTCGGGTACCTGACCTCAGAGGCGGATACGCTCGACTCCGTGACCGACCGAGGCGCAGCAACCGCCAACAGTGTTTCGCTCGGAGGCATCACAGGGAATGCCGTTACTCAGTCCGCGACAGACACCACTGCCGGGAGGTTGACCAAGGTCGGGGACTTTGGCCTAGGTAACGATACAGCCTCGATTCAAGCACCGGGCTCCGACCTGAACGACCTTCGTACAACGGGACTATGGCGAGCTTCATCAGGCATCAACGCCAACATGCCGTTCACTGGGGTAGGACAGCTTTGGCACTCGCAACAGGCCGGTAACTCAGCAACACAGCTCTTGCTAGGTATCACAGACCCTCGCATGTATTTCAGGGATTTAAGCGGGGGCACGTGGTCCTCGTGGAAAGTAGTCTACGCTCAGAATTCGATTCTCGGCTCCGTTTCTCAATCCGCGGGTGTCCCAACAGGAGCCGTCATCGACCGCGGCAGCAATGCCAACGGTGAGTACGTCAAGTACGCGGACGGGACGCTGATATGTTGGTCGGACGTAATTACCAACGCATCTACATCGGTCACGATTGCTCAGGCTGGCGGCTTTAGGGGTACCATTGGCGAATGGACGTACCCGGCGTCGTTTTCTTCTACGCCTGCAATCTTTGTCATGTCCCGGAATGCTAACAACCTCGTATCCGTACCCGTTTCTTTGGATGCCTCCAGCGTGCGCTACTCGGCGTGGCGCGTTGATTCCGGGACTTTCAGTTGCTCCTATCAGGCCATGGCTATCGGGAGGTGGTTCTAATGGAAATTATACTGTCGCCCGTTGCTGACTCACGGAACACTGTCGTCTCAGTATCCGGACTCGTCGTCACCGTTGACGGCATCGACTACGACCTGTCGGTAATCCCGGCAGGCGGCGATGCACAGCCCGACGACAACGAGCCTTTCATCGGCACGATGACCCGCGACCGCGTGACGGTGCTGTACCGATACGACGGCAGGACAGCCCTGCCAGACCAGCCCACCGACATCGCTGAGTACACATTCGATGTATCCGACGGCAGGACAGCCCTGCCAGACCAGCCCACCGACACCGCTGAGTACCCATTCGATGTATCCAGCGGCGTTCTGCCTGACCCCGTCGCTCGCAAGCCGGAGGACGTACCGAATGCCGACTAACATCCGAACTGCTGGTGAGCGCGAAGAAGAAGCCATCGCACGCCTACTGACTCAGGTCGCATCCGACCGATACCAGAAGGAAGCCTCCGGTCTCACTTGGGCCGACCCGAACACCGGAGAGGTCTTTTACCTCGATACCACGTCTGCCTCGCAGGCCCGGTTCGCCGCTGCACGCACCATTGTCGAGATCGGCGAGCGTTCCGACGGGGCCGTATGGAAGTGCGCCGACATCACCGACGGACAACCCGTCGTCACCTTCCGTCCCACCAGCAATGCCGAATTGGTCGAGTGGTCCCGCATGGTCCACGTCCACGTACAGAAGTGCTTCGATGCGGAGGCTGTAGCTACCCGACTGCTTCTCGCCGGAGACCTCACGGCGTCCTTCGAGGACGCCTTCAACACCACCGAGCCCGGGCGTGATGGCACGTTTGACAGGTACAGGACCCCGGTGGAATCTGTATGAGCAACGCGGCAGCAGCCCAGCAGGGCGGGGAAGACGCCATGGTCAAGAACCACGAGGAGCGAAGAGCAATGCCCGACCCGTCGCTGATGGCCGTGCAGTTAAACGCCATGCAGAAAGATCTCGGCGAGGTGAAGGAGTCGATCAGGATACTGAGCGATGCCGTTACCCGGCTGGCACTGGTCGAGGAGCGGCTGGCCAACTCGCAGTCCGACACCAACCGGGCCTTCGACCGGGTTTCGAGTCTGGAAACTGCCGTGTCCCTAAAGAACGAAAAATTCGAGGAGCGCATATCCATGCTCGAGCGTCAGGTGCCAGTGCTCACCGCCCAATCGGACACGTCTACCCGGTGGATCTCGCACTTCCTGACTGGGGCGGTGTCGGCGCTTGTCATGTTCGTGGGCTTTGAGGCGGGGATATTCCAATGAAACAGGTACTCGCGCTGCTGGTGCTTCTCACGCTCACCGCGTGCGGCACAACGTCTGAGCAGAACCAGACCAGCTATTTCATGGTAAGCAAGGGAGAAGCCAGCGGCATGGCGCGCATGTTCGGTGCCGGGGTGGACTTCTGCAAGGTCACGCAGAGTAATCTGCAGGGCGTAAATTTTGTCGGGGAGATCTCGTACGATGGAGAAAATTGCACCATCAACGTCACCGCAGATCAGTAGCCCGGCGTTCACCTACTACCCGGACACGGGCAAGGCGACGCTGGATGAGCGGGTCGAGTTTGACACCGGCATCAAAGGCTACAGCGGCAAGGTGTCCCGGGCTGAAATCTCCCGCAACGGCATCCTGAGCCTGCGCCCGGGCTTTGTGTGGAATTTTGCGAATTGGCCCGCCATAAACACCCCATCTATGGTCTACGCCAGCCTCGCGCACGATGCTACGTGCCGCCTGACGGACGAGGGCGAGGTACCGTGGTCCTTCCGCAAGAAGGGGGACAAATACTTTCGGACGCTGCTGCTGCAGTTCGGGGAACATTGGTTCCGGGCGTGGTACGCTTACGTGGGCGTGCGCATTGGATCGACCAAGGCGCGACTACTGAGATCGGTGGGCAGATGATGAAACCCGGGCACCTATACCTCAAGCAGGATCCCAACAACCCCGAGCGCAACGCGTCCATGGGCGGCATGCGCCCGGAGTACCTCGGCGGGATTCCGACCATTGTGCGCTGCTTTGCCCACTATGGGTCGCCGTGCGTGCTCACCTCGGGCACGGACGGGGAGCACATGGATGGGTCCCTGCACTATGAAGGGCTGGCCGGGGACTACCGGATCTGGTACGTCGCAGCCGAGGAGCTGGAGGCGCTGGTGGCCGATCTGCGGTGGGCGCTTGGGTACGGCTGGGACGTGGTGCTCGAGGGCACCCATATCCACATTGAACGGGACCTGAAAAAATGAGCACACTGACGACCAACTATAGCTTCGAGCTGCCCACTGTCGGTGGTGACGAGGATGCGTGGGGTGCGATGCAGAACGCCGCGTTCTCCTCCATCGACGAGCTGCTCGGTGGTGACGAAAACGTCGACGGCATCGTGATGATCAACGCCACCATCACGACGACTGCGTTCACCGCCGGGGGCAACATCAGGGAGACCGTCGCCGCGCTCGCAACTGCCGGCACGGTGGATCTGGACGCCAGCAACGGCACCCTGCAGACGCTGGCGATGTCCGGCGCCGTGACCCTGACCGACGGGCTTTCGTCCGGGGAGTTTGTCTCGCTGCGCGTGACCGGGTCCAGCACTCTGACGTGGCCCCCCGGGATCAAGTGGCCGGGCGGTGTCGAACCCGCGCTCGATACGTCCGATGAGAACTGGTTCCAGATCTGGAAAGTAGGCTCCACGCTGTACGGCGCCCTGTCGGGGGTCTTCAGCTGATGAGAGCGCACCTGTCGCGGATCAGCACCGGGGACATCATCCCGCGCACGTTCACGGCGAA